TCCTCATCACTGCTTAACGCTTTTGAGTAGGTGCGGAGTCTGTAGACGTTGCCTTTGACTCCAAAGTTGTTTACCGGGGAGCCTATGACTGTAGGTTGTCCTGAGTTGCCAACATTAGCAGAACCAGATGCCGCTATGCTAATAGAAGCAATCTCAGCACCGTTGCGGTACAGCACAGCGTTCCCGCTGCGGTCTGCACTCACTAGGTAGTGAGTTGGTTCGTTTAGATCAGGTGCAGGATCGTAGCCAAAGTTATATGCTGTTTCTGATGCACCTGAGTTGGTGAAAACTAGCTGAATGTTATCGTTCTGAACTACATCCCAGCGAATCACAGCAGCATCTACTGCTTGGTTCGATCCGTTTAGGTTGGAGATAAATATGTCAGCGTTGACTGCGTTAGTTTCCTGCGACAGGACAAACTCGACACTGAAATCATTAGTGCCAAACCTGTTCGCGCTGACATCAGCACAGCTAATATAACCTTGGTTGGCTAACCTTAGCCCAGCACCGTCAACTGAGTTGACTAGGTTCGTGATTATCTCACTCCCGCCACCACCTCCTCCACCGGCAGTGTTGATTATGTTGGCAATGCCCATCGTTTATTCTCCTAGTCTGCCACTCACGGCAATGTTGACCTTACCTGTGCCGCTCTTAGTGCAGAACGCTAATCCTCCGGTGTAGCCAGAGTACGCGATTGCTGTCCCGCTGCCGTCCTCGTCAGATGTGCAGGCTGCCAGAATCCCGGTGTAGTTGCCGCTTGCCGTAGTGCAGGTGGCAGAATCAGCGTCAGTCGTTAAGCGATAGAAGATCGGAACAGTGCCAACATTCTGCAAAAGCAGGAATGCCGGGGATGACATAGTCTTCAAACTGGTGTTGCTTGGTGCAGTGCTGCTTGTCGTTACCGCTAACTCTTCGTTAGTTGTCGCGCCAAAGTTGGCTAGTGTATCATTCTGTCTACTCATCGTCTTATAAATTCCAAATCTTTTTCATTTGCCGCTTTGAGTAACGGCTTTTCCACCCCTTAGAGTTTAGTTCTGCAGACCTGCAAGCCTGCTTCACTTCCTGCTTCTGTGTGAGTGGTTTGTGTTGGCCTCCGAAGCTGAAACTTGTGGGTACTTCCACCTTGATCCACTTCTGGCCTCCTTCAGTAAAATCAACAAGATCAGGAGAGGCTAGGAACTCCCTAACCTCCCCCGTCTCGGTATTCTTATAATCAAGCAGTGGCATCAATCAGCCTTGTAAACAGGAATCCAATACTGAACTCCGTTTATACTGATAAGGACTCCCTCAACATCAGTGCCTCCTGGTGTTAGCCCAGAGACTGCGTAGGTTGTGAGGTTTGTGGATCCGTCTTTATCAGAGCCGTCAATCTTAGCATTAGTAAACTCCAAAAAAGGAGTTGCTGATTGTGCTGTAGAAGTATCCCCGTTAGGGGCTTCTATAGCGATTGTCTTTGCGTTGCTGTTTCCTCCGTCAGTTGAATACTTCCGGCCTTCAAGTGGTTTTCCGATTATCGGCATAATTACATCATTCCTCCCTCAGCGTCGATTTTTACCATCTCTGCCATTAGTTCATCGCGGCTTGGGCCTTCCTCCACTACTTCCTCCTTAACGGTTTCCTCTGGGTAAGCAGGCTCTCCGTTTACAGTCTCCATAGCGATCTCAAGCATATCACCGTCTTCACCTGATACAGTTCCCTCGATTGTGAAGGAGACTGCATCACCTTGTTCCGGTGAGAGCATCTCACCGTCCTCTCCAGCCATCATTAAGCTGGCTGCTGGTATCATTACGTTTGGCATAAGTATAAACTGGGAGGGGAATTACCCCCTCCCAGTTGGTTAATCTTAGCTGTAGTTTGTACCACTGTAGACCTGAGCCAAAAATTTTGGCTGCAGGATCTTCTGACCGTAGTAGGTCTTGAAGCCAACAGTGGTGAGCTGTGCGAGCGGATCAGTCTTGTCCGGCCCCTGAGCGATCTGCATCTTCGGAGCGTAGGGGCTTTGAGAAGCCAGATCCACAGTACCGAAGGCTTGGTCACCAAACACAAACGTGGAGTAAACCCCACCGGATCCGTTGTAGGTGACGCGAGCAGTAGCGTTGCCGTGCTGAGTCTGATAGGCGTTGGTTGTCTCGATGCAGCGGATACCTGCATAGCGACCAACTTCGCCCTTCATAATCGCATCAGGATCGCCGTAGTGGCGTGAGCTGATCCAATCAGAATCATTCTGCAAATCACGCAACACTCGCGGATCAGCAACGGCAGTGTAGTAGCCATTAGTGGTCGGAGCGTTGTTGACCTTCAGAGCCGTAGCTGTGTCCAGCAACTCCAAGCCCGTCATCACCTGCGAAGAGGTTGGGGCTGCAGTGTAGTAAGCTGAAGCACCTGCGAATCGGCTGATCTTGTTGGATGTGATCGTAGTACCTCCGGTGATAGAAGTGTCATCACCCAAGGTGTAAGCAATCTTGGTATCCAAGTGCAGAGCTGCGTCCTGACCGTTGACAGTGGTAGCCTGCTCAAGGTGATTGAACAGTTCCTGTGCTGTCAGCAAGTCGGAGATACCAATCACCTGACCGTACTGGCTGAGTGTTACGTCAACATACTCAAGAGTCATCTCCTTGTAAGCACCCTTGGCCCAAGCTGTTCCACCTGTGTGACCATCACCCTCTGAAAGGGCTTTGATGTCAGTGGTTGCTGGTTCTACATAACGGAAAAACCTAACTGAGTTTTTCCCCGCCTTTTCTGGAAGAGCCTGCTTTTTAGCAAACTGTTCCAGAACGATGTTTTGAACTATCTGCTTGAGAAGTTCTTTACTAAAATACGCTTGTAAACTGTTGCTGATGCCAGTTGAAGCGGTATCGGTAATTCCTGCCATTGTTCTATATTATTTTTATAGGTTTATTACTGCACCCCGTTGATCGTGATCCTTCACCATCTTGAGCAGTTCGCTTCTTTGGCGTTCTGCTGTCATATCGTCGAAGGATTCCAATCTACCCGATTGGTCAACGGTTGTTCCGTTTAGTTGTAGTTTGCCGTTTAGCTCCTCGTTCTCTTTTTTGAGACGATTTACTTCGGCCTCCAAGTCATCCGCTTTCTTCGCTTTGAGAAACGCCTTGGCAGCTTCCACTGCATCGTTAATGCCCTCTGGGTAGGTTGCCAAAATCTTCTTACGATCAAGCAGTTCAGAAGTGTATTGGTACAGTTCGGAGTCTTGATCCTTCAGTTCAGGATTATCCTTCACCTGCTGGCTCAAGTTGGCCTCCCATTGCTCCATAACGGTTCTCTGCGCGTTGAGAACTTCCTGCTGCTGTATCGTATCCCTAGCTGTCTGAGCTTTTTGTAGCGCCAACTCTGCAAGGTCATCGCGTCCTTCCTCCCGGTACTCCTTCGCAATCTGCTCGTAGTCATCCGGGGTGAATTGTGCGGCTTCCTTACGTTGCTGAATATCTGAAAACGCATCTGCTTTTTTAGCTTCAAGCTGTTGACGTTCTTCGGCCAACTTTGCTTGCTCTGCCTTCAATTCCTCTTTGGCAGCGTTTACTTCCTTCCAGCTCTTGTTAGCCCTCTCTTGGCTCTTCTTAGCTCTAGTATACTTCGACTTTGGTTTCTCCTCAGAAGGCTCTTCTGGCGCATCCTGTGGCTCAGGAGCTTCTTCCTTGGCTTTGTCTTCTACGTTGACCGTCTCGCTAGTTGGTTCCTCTGCTGCGTTGTCAGAGGTTGGGGTGCTCGCAGTGTCACTCGCGGGGGCGTTGCCGTCTATTTCGGCAATCTGCCCTAGTAGCTGATCGCGTGTGATTTCTACCTCACCAGCTTGTACTGTACCTGTGTCAGACATAAATTTTAGACTTTTCTAGGGTTCAATAACCAAGCTAGGTCATCTGTCACTCCCTCAGCTACCGGAGCCTTTTCTGGTTGTCTCACCATTAGCCCGTCGATAGATGCAAGAGCACCCTTAAATCCTCCAGCCCAACCTGCTTCATAAGTCAGGTTCGACCTGCCGCTCGAAATTAGTCTTTCCATCTGATGCAAGTGCAACTGTAAAAGTGAACCTTTTAACTTCACTCCTGTGGAAGAACTGAAGAAAGCTCTCAGTGCCTCAGTATCCTGATCACTCCACTCCGGCGGCTGCGGGTATCCGTTGTTCCTGTTGAACGCCCTGAGCGTTCTCCATATCTGTGTTAGTCGCTTCATTTGCTGCTTGAGCTGCCTGCTCAAAAAACTCGTTTAGATCCCGCTCGATCTCCCTGCCGGCTTTGGGATCCTTTTCCTTCAACTGCGTAACGTGTGCAGCTAAATGTTGCTGTAGCATCTGCCCCTCTATCGGCTCAGGTGCAGCCCCCTCTGCAGCTCTCTGCTGGATGTACTGCATCACCGTCTGGATATGCACCAGATCATCATCAGCCGGCTTGACCTGTGCCGGGAAACCAAGCCTCAGTATGCCGATCTCTTCGGCCTGCTGTTCAGCCTGATCAGACGCTTGGATATCTGGATCCTGAAAGAGTCTCTTGACCAGTGTCGCGTCATCAGCTTCCAGCACCGACTTCCTGAGTTGGCTCTGATTGATAAAGGGATCATTGTTGAACATCTGCAGGCGATTCATTGCCTTGTTAAACAGAAATTGCTTGTTAACCCCGTCAGCGGATCCGGTTGGCTGGATCGTGTAGTTCTGCCCCAGTGCCTCCTGCGGGATCTCCTGTGCAGTGTCCAGATACCAGTAGTTTAGATCTGTTGAATCGTACTGCTGCAGCAAGCTCCAGCTCATCCGGTACAGCTTGCCCAAGGCAATGCGGAAGATCCGCATCCTCAAGTCTGTACTCTGCTGGTACAGGCTGCTCACTGCCTCGACCTCTGTGGCTGTTCTGCGCTCTGGAAAGGCAAGCGTCTGGTTCAGCCCAAAGTCCGGCGTGCTGATCCTCTGCTGGGCAATCTCCCGCATCAGGTTCATCTGCTGATCAAAGCTGATTGGAGGGGATTGCTGTGCTACCGGCTGGATGTCGTAGGGCAGGATCTGCCCCGGTGACATTCTGATATTGCCGGCGTTGGGGATCTCCCTGCTGGTACGGTACAGAGGCTGATTGAAGAGAGTCATTGCATCATTCTTCTCATTTAACAGCTTGCAGAGCTGTGCCTCAAATACAGCTACCTGCTCCACCACTCCCCGGCTGCTGTAATAACCGGCATCCTTAATCTCGTAAGGGAAAGCGACAAAGGGAGGCTTGCCGTGATTATACGGGATCTTCATCACAGGACGCAGATCCAGATCCGGCTGTGTAGGTGAGTAGGTGCAGATCCTCCACTCCCCAGACTCCTCGCAGCGATAGTAAACTTCCCAGACGATAATCCGGCCCTTGCTGTCGAAGGTTAAGCCCTCACGCTGATACTTGATCTCTCTGGTTGTCAGATCCCCAGCTTCCTCATCGTAGCTGCCAATGATCTGCTCGATCACTTCAGGATCCTGATCCAGAGTCTTGTTGCGCTTGTAAGCCTCCACTGTGTAGGTGCTCACCTGCGTGATCCTGTCAGCCGTCTCCAAGCTCCTAGTGTTGGGTGGAACAATCAGATGCTGAGGATCTACAGCGTAGTAATCTAGGCAGCCCTTGTGGTGATTCCAAATCACCTTCATCAACCCCGTACCACTTACCAGTGTGCTGTCGATCACAGTGAGGATCTCTGTCTCCAGATTGCTCTTCTGCTTGAGTCGGTGATCAAACCACTGCGCTGCCGCAGTGGTTAGCTCTGCAACCTGTGGGCTGTTGGGGATAAAGCTGGCTACCAGATCAGTGGCGAATAGCTGCTGAAAATAGTGGGGCTTGAGTTTCTCGATGATTGAGTCACTCAGCGGAAAGTGAACATCTGAGGCAGTTGGCCACGGCTTCGTCTTCCGACGAAGACCGTGATGCCTCATCTCGTAAAACATCCTCTGACGAGTGTCCCAGAGGCTACGATCTGCCAGATCCTGCAGGACACTGGCGTTTAATTTTTCTCTGTGCATTTATTTGTCCGCATCTCCGGCGGCAACGGCCTCCAGTGATAAAACTGTCTGGTGCATCTGGAGCACGCCGATAATCGTTGCGTAATTCAGCTCAAACTCCTGCGCGTACCTGTCTATCAGTTTAGACAGATCCTGACTGAATGCTGTTGCTTGATCTTCTGGAGACATAAAAAAAGCCGCCCCCTCAGAAAAAGGGGACGGCTACACAGATATGTCAACCGACAATCAGAACCTCTTCAGACCGCAGTCAACACAGCCACTCTAGGCAATAGCGTCGATTTCACAAAACAACTTTTGCACTTTCTCCTTCAGCTCCTCCAAGCCTTCGTTGTTGTTGATTGTGTAATCGTAGCTATCAAAGTCTTTCAGGGCGTTCTCTGAGCTGTGTGAATCCTGCAGCCCTGTGTCTCTCTGTACGTTCACCAGAACGCCCCTGCTTCGGATAAAGTGGGCTTCGTTTGGATACCTGACATCGGTGACAACAGTGATCTGCTTGTTTTCGTAGTTGTGTCTTACTTTATCAAACATCTGATCGATCCAGTAGGATTTACCGAAGTAGTGCCGGCAGTAGTCTGCCCCGTACCACTGCAGCATAGGCCGAAACCTCTCCTTGTCCTGCTCGATCATCTCCACCTTGACCTTCAGCATATCGGCAACCTCCTGCTTGAGGTTGTCAGCAAATGCCTCCCGCTTGAGCCGGCCCTTTCTGGTGATCTCCTGCATCAGCCGGCAGACCGTATCTTTGCCGCTTCGCTTGGTTCCGCTCAGTCCGATTATCTGCATCCAGCTCACTCCACTGCTTTCTCGATCTCGTACTCCAGATCTATAATCACCTCCAGAGTGTCCTCTACAAACTTCCGGCCTTCAGGGCTGCTCTTCATCGCGTCCCTGAATCCCTTCGGGTTCCCCTCGATCAGGGTCTTGGTGTTGTCCAACTGAATCGGGGTCTTGCAGCCACTTGTCAAGACGGCTGCGCTTATCAGACCGACGATCAGCAGCCTGTTTCTGTATCTGTGTTTTTTCTGTTTCTTTTGCATAACCAAAAGCCTCTTTTAATATCTCCAGTATTACTCTAATTATCCCTATCATCCTGTGTTGATCCCCATTGAATTGATTAGTTGATTCTCTCCACTCAGCTCCAGCAGCCCCTCCTCAAATATATCCTCCAGAGTAGCCTGCCTTGGCCCCTCCTGCATTAGAAACTCCGAAGTGTAGGACGCTGCCATCACAAAGGCATCAGCCCTGTCAGGGCTACTGAAGCCTCTAGCCCTACACTCTGCCTTACTTTCCAGATTCAGCTTCCCGGTCTTGGTAGTTGCCACTCTCCTGTTCGTAAGCTGGGCGTGCAGGATCTCATCATCAGGCACAACAATATCCGCCTTCTCGATCTGTCTGGCTGCGTTAAACCACATCTCTGCCGATCTGTTGGCAAACCTGTCAGGCTCGTAGGCTCTACTGCCCAGATTAATCTGGTGCATCTCCCAACCCATCTCTGCCAACTGTTGTGCCATTGGCAGCCCCAAGCCGCCAGCATCACAAAAGATCTGTTGAGGCTTCAGCCCTGCCCTCTCAAACTCTAATGCAAACCTGCCACAGGCTGCCATCGTATTCTTATCTCTCCAGCTTAGTAGCTTGGTGATGTGATTGCCGTTCCTGATACAGAGAACATTCTCATCACTGCCGGCTGCAAAATCTACAGCAGCCACTACCTCACCCTTCTGCTTCTTGGGAGGATTCTCCAGACAATGCATCAGGCTGTCCCAAGGGATCACTGTGCTCTCTCCTGACTCCTCCATAAACTCCGCCCGGATCATCGAGGCAATCAGTGGGTGACTTGCTCCCCACTTCTCTATCTGCTGCTCGATCCACTCCGGCTCTATATGTGGACAGTCATAGGCTGTAACCGTATGCAGATCCCAGAAATCCTGTTCCTTACTGAAGCACCTATAAAACTGTCCCTTACAGCCTCCCGGTGATGACATCAGTAAAACCCTATTTGGCTGGCAGCGTTCCAGTGCCATAAAGATCTCATCCTTCACCGTCTTAGCCTCATCAATTATCATCAGCAGGTTATCAGCGTGCCAGCCCTCAAACCTGCCGGGATCGTCTGTGCTGAAACCAATCACCCGGCTGCCGTTGGGTGTACTCAGCTCAGTCTGATTGATCTGGATCCCCAAGCCTCCAACCTTCCGCGCCAAGCTCCTGATCGTTGGCCACATCTGCTCTTTCACCTGCCGGTAAACTCCCGAAGTAGTTACACAAACGCTGTTGGGATACAGCAGGGCGTGCCACAAGGCTGCAGGAGCCGCGCACATCGCTGTCTTCCCTGAACCGTTGGCCGCCTTCAGGGCTATCCTAGTCTTCGGCTTGCTAAGACTCTGCAGCACCTTCTTCTGCCAAGGGTGTAGCTTTAGCTTAAACACCTTCTCAGCGAAAACATCACAGTCAGAGTCCGATCTTTTCTGCTGTTTCTGCTTTGTAGTAGCAGTTTGCTTTTCTGATTTTGCTTCTATCGTCATCACTCTTTGGGCCTTCCACCCAAGCCTCCCTAATCATCTCAGGAGTGTCCCCCTTACCATCAACCAACTCCTGCACCAGCAGGCAATCCGTCAGCAAATAGAGCAGCTTGGTAGGCTTCCTAAAGGCAAAGGCAAACGCCTTCCCCGCCAGCACCTTGTCACTCCCCAGCAGCATCTCACCACTGTGCTGCTCCATCAGTGTCTTGTAATCGAACCGTCTCCACTTCACCTCTACTGCAGCCTCCAGATAGTCCACTGTAGTCAGGATCCCGTCCAGATGACTCATCTGCTCCCCGCTGCCCTCATAATACAGCTTCTTCCCCTGCTTGAGGCTGTGAGCGATATACCTCACTACAGCCTCCTTCTCCTTCTCTGCAGCCTCCTCGTTCACCTCAGTATCCTCAGCTTCTCCTTCAGCTTCTGATGCAGATCCTTATTGCCAATCTTCGTCCCCTCTATAGCCGTCCGCAGCATCCCCTTATCCGGCTTTGGCTGCATCAGGAGGCTCAAGCTCAACTCTGTCCAGTACTGCCTAGCACTCTCCACCCCTGCCGGCCTATGCTGCCGCCTCTGCTCCTCCCAGTTATCCGCATATCCTTCTTCTAGCTTCATATACCACTCCGGTGTAATCCTGCCGCTAAACAGCTCCAGCGTCTTCTGAACAACATCAGCCACCTATCACCACACTCTCCCCCTGATAACCACAGGAGCAATTAAACTGTGCATACTGATTCTCTGCATCTCTCCTGCTGCCCAATACTTCCACCTCCTGCACCTGCTTCACCTGAGCACATTGAGGGCAATACAGTCTTGAATCTGCTTCTATAGGATCAGAAGAAGGAGGGGAGTAATTTAGTGTGCGAGGGTAAGGAGGGGGGTGGGGGGCGTTATCATCCCCCTCCCCTCCTGTGGGGCTGCCCCCCTCCTGTTCTGGCTGGCTGGAAACCGTCCCTAAAACCGCCCCTGACCCTTCGGAATCCTTAGTATCCACATCAATAACATTCGATTCATAGTCAGATGATGAGTCCAGAGCAGTACGTTGCTGCTGCATCTCTAGCAGCTTCTCTGGTGAGATCGTAGAGCTGAAGCTCATCGTTTGCATCTCCACCTTCTTGCTGGTTGAGTAATCTTTACTGAAGCGAGACTGTAATGTTTTCAGGGCCAAATGACCGTCACCGTTAACGATTTGCTCGTTGATTGTTATGTGACAAAGGTTGGCATATTGGCTCTCTGCGTGTGCGAGAGAGTGAGAAAAGTCAGGGAAGGTTTTCTTCCAATCGTGCAGTGTTTCCTTCCTTATCCCAGCAGCAGCAGCAGCTCTCTCCAGAGGCAATCCAGCAGCTACAAACCTCAGCAGATTCTCCACTATTCTCGGTGTGTAATCGCTAGGTCTACCCATCTTCACCTTACCTCTGGCGATATCTCTTTCCAGTGTCATCACTGACTTAGGCAGGTGAATCGTTTCCAAATGCTGCGCTCTCTCAATGCGCTCTCCCTCAGACATTTGAGCTACAGCTTTGTCTGTCTGTTTTACCCTTCTGGGCAGCTTCTTCTTAGCTGCAGTTTTCTTCTTCTTTGCTGGCATTAGTAAACCTCCACCTCTGCGTCAGTTTCGATCCAGCAGTGTGCTCCACAGCTCAGAGGTTTCTCTGGATTGTAGACTACTCTGCTCTCTCCTTTGATCTCGACGCTCTTACCGTAACGGTTACGCTTGTAATCCTTAGCTGTGATTACTGGCTCAGTAGTTCCTTCTTTGCGGTTCTTTTTGATCTTGTGCTGGTTTATGTGGATCACTGTCTTCATCTTCTTAGCTGGCATAATGATCTGTGTGGACTGCCGCTAGCAGCCTGCTAATTGCCTCCCTCAAGGCATCTTCTACTTCCTTCTCAGGTATCCGGTTCCCTTCTGCGATCTGCTTGATTGATTCTCCCCCCATAAACTCAACTCTTGCCAGTAGAGGCGGGAACTTACTTTCATCTAATTCTACTGCCATAGCTTCTCCCCTATCGTCATCAGGATCCTAGCGTCCTGATGCTGTGCTCTGTGTAGCTGATGCAATCCTTTTCTCAGGATAATCTCAGCCTCTCTGTGCTCTGTCGCTTGCAGTGCCTTGAGCAGGCTTTCCTGCGCTTCCTTCAGTTCAGTCATCTCTTCCAGATCTATAATATGCTTTTCCTGAGCCATAGATAGCCCTCCAGTGCATTTTTATTTCTCTCTAGTGTCATCACAGTGCTTACAGTCTACTAATGCCTTACAGAGGCTTCTAGAGGCTTTTCCTTAGATCTGCAAGCTGCTGGGCAAACTGCAGCCTCTCAGCGTCAGTCAGCGTCTGCTGTTGCTGCTGTGGCTTTCTGGCAGCCTTCTGCCGCATTGGTTGCGGATTGACCTTACCGGCAGCCTTCTGCTCCAAGATGCTGATAGCATCCAGCAGCTCCCGGTACTCAGCTCTGTGCTCAGGTCGAATCTGGTTGCTGCCGCTGACGCAGTAGATCCCAGCCTCCTCCAGTTCCTTCTTCCGCTTCTGCAGCATCTCCACCTGCTGCTTGAATCCCCACACTTCTCCCCTAGATAGTTCTCTGTATACTTCTGTAATCTTATTATTATTATTACTATCAGTATCAGTATTATTATTATTATTCTTAACTAGGTTATTATCTATTCTAGTAATAGTACTATTATTAGTTTTAGTACTAAAACTAGATACAGGTTTATTTAAATTAATATACATATACCTACTTTATTAGTTATATTAGTTATATATTACGAAAAAAAGGCATCTAAACCTCTCACTCTTAACGGTTTACAGCTACAGAACGGTATCCTTCTCTGGAATTAGCTGTCTGCTTTTTCCAGAGATAGCGATCAAACTGGACAGCCTGCTCTCGATACTTTGGGTTGTAGCTGGTGATTGCATCGAACTGACTTACAGCGTTGTGAGCTGCCCCGTGATCCCTGTTTAGCACCTCTCCGATAGCTGTGTAGGTGTAGCCTTTACGTCTCAGTATCGAGCACACAGTGAACCTTGGCCAAACAATGTGGAACTTCCTGCTCCTGCCTCTGATGCTGCCAACCTCCAACCCCCAGAAGTTCTCTGCTGCAGTGATTATCTGGTTAGCCTCATAAAGCGGCAGAGGAGGGTTCTCAGGTACTTGCTTTAAAGCACCCTCCACAGTATCAGGAAGTCCCTCACTTTGCCCCTCAGCATTGCTTGCTCCCTCGTTACTGCGTAGTCCTTCCCTGCTGCTTCCATATCCTTCACCATATTCTCGATTATCCACAGCTCTTTCCCTACTAGGCAGGGCCTGCTGAACTCGACTGCGTTTTCTGGTAGTTGTTCCCTGCTGATTATTCTCATTACTTCCCTTTCGCTTGCTTGCCATATTTTAACCTTGGTTGATGCTTTAATCCTCTCTTCTCCAACACTGCTTCCAGCTTCCTCTTGAACTCACCCAGATCCCCCCTACTGATGTAGGGGGCGTGATCTGAGCCGTCTGGTGCTACTTGGATAGTCTTGTGCTTATCACTCACTGGCAGCCTCCTCTAGGTTGTTTGGATCCAAAGCCTGCAGCCTTCCCAAAGTTGGCTTGTACTTCTTCTGTAGCTGCCAGATCTCCAATGCCCTCTTGAAGACGTTCCAAGCATCTTTCATCTCCTCAGTTGTCCAGATCTTCTCTACCGGATCCTCAGGCTTGGCTGAGTTTATGACCAGTGACATACAAGCCGGCATTGGCTTGAAACACTTACGATAAGCTGCAAGCTGTAATGCCCAAGTATCGTAAAATTTAGCCTTATTCCCTTTGACGTTCTGCGTCTTAAAATCAATCAGAACAGAAGGGAACTTGTTGTATTTTGTTTGCCCTACCAGATCAACAGTGCCGGCATATCCGTACCTGTGGTTCACTACAACCTTCTCAGCCGCCATTACCTTCACAAGTCTATCCTTAGACCACTCGATGTATTTCAGAACATAGGGGAGAACGTCAGGATCGTTTTCGTGATTGAAGATGCCGTTATTGTAATCCTCTATCTGATTGTGAACTCTGGTTCCGAAGTCTAGGATCTCACTCTGTTCCCCTTTCAGGTTGTGGTGGATCCGATTCTTGTAGCCTTGCAGATCCTCGTCCTCTAGTGGCCTCTTGTAATAGGCCTCTTCGATACACTTGTCGCATTTCCACTTGGTGAGCTGGGGCTTGTCTAGGATCCCCAGCAGTGTAGTCACTGAGGGGTAGAGATCCTGTTTCCTAGCGTGACGCAGTGTGGTGTTCTTCCCATCTGGCTGGGTATGTAGCGGAGAGCCACTGGCTGTATACCAGTGGCCCCCGCTTTGGCCTTTTGCCTCAAACTTCTTTGGCTGAACTATTAACATATCTGTGTCCTCACTGATCAATAAGGTTGGTTGTCTTCAGTCACTGCATCAGTAGCAGCCTGCACTGTACTCTTCAGTGCTCTCTCCTTGATCCGATCTCTGGCTGCAGTCGGATCCCACTCGCCGGAGGGTTCCAGTGCTTTAGTCTCTGGGTTGATTGTGCTGACGTTAGCCCAAAATTTACCTTCGACATTCTTATCTGGATCGTGCTTTATGTTCAGGGTTGCTGATTTGCCTAATAAGAGAGTCTTTAGGTCAACATTACCCTCTGTGGGTAGTTCAACCCCCCAGTTATCAAGATTTTCCCTCAGCTTGGCAATCTGGCCCGTCTGCCCCGGTTCTGGTTTGAAGAGGCTGGCAGGATACTCGACATCGCTAACAAACGGCCTTCCGTCCTGCATCTTAGTCTCTAATTCAAAAACGAGTTTAACCCTTGGCTTCGGTTTCCACTCCGGTTTCTTAGTTGGCACAAGGTAGCGACCTAGATCGT